AAAAGTACAAAAACGTTTGAGTTTTTCAAGCGTACAGTTGCACAAATGATTAATTTAAGAGCGTGTAAGTTACTGATAAGTAGAAAAAGTAAAGGAGAAACAAATGATATTGAATTGGGAAGTTGCGGAAAGCACTGAAAGACCTCTTGAGGTTGATAATATGCTCTCCCCTAGTGGGGTATATCTGAGAAAAGATGTACAGGAAGTCGAAGGAAAATTTCAATATAAAGAAGTTTTTCTAGGGCAAGAATACAAAGGCAAGAGTATTTTTGAATTGCTTGAAGTTTTTAAGGCTGAGATGCAAAATGAAAACGCAACGGCACTTGCTAATAAGCAAACTATTGTTACAAGTACCGGAGAATTTTCAATCAAAACCCCAACGTATGATTTCATTTTCTGTTTGATGGCTTTAAAAGATATGCCAACAGGTATTCCTGCAGGGATGATTCGTTTCTACGGCGGTGAGGCTACACCGGCAATGACACAAGCACAAGTGCAATCATTGTATCTTGAGTATGCCGGCAAGGTTGCAGAACTTGATAGAAAATTTATCACCTATAATTTTGCGATAAATAACGCAGAAACTATTCAAGAATTGGAAGAGATTAAAATAGTTTATTAATAATTTTTGGTTGGGTGGTTGGGTATGTTGCAGAGCGTATACAGTTCTGCAGCAATTTGGGCAGGGCATTTTTTAAATGCAAGAGTATTACATAATAAAGGAGATTTGTATGGGAATTGGGGATAAATTAAAAAAGAAAGCAAAAGAAGATGTTAAGAATATCCATGACAAAAGAGAGGCTTTTGAGAATAGGGCAGCTGATAAAATGGATGAGATTGGCAAGAACGAGACTTACATAAAGCTTAAAAACAAGGGGGCTGATGAACTCGTTGAAAAAGGTATTGAATTAGGTATTGCAATTGCTGAATCACAATCAGGGAACGATATTCCAATTAGTCAAGAAACCATTGATAAAATCGCCGATAAGGGCGGTGATGGGCTTGTTAAAATTTGGGATACGGTTATTGGCTGGTTCAAAAAGCAGCTGAGAAAATAGGGGTGTGGAATGATTACATGGTACAAATCGAAGGATTTAAAAATCCTTTTTGATAAAACTCCTGACCCTGACATTAGATTTGCAGAACCTAATATGTCTGATGAACAGATACAGGACATAGACGATAAACCTTTTATTCTTAAAAACACAATTTTTTGTAGGATTCATTATAAAGGTCGGACTTATGGATTTACTATTTGTGTAGGGTTTACATGGGATGGTGCAACAATTCCGCCTCTGTTTTGGGCTATGATTGGCTCAAAAACAGATAATCGTTTTTTGATTGCAAGTATGATTCACGACGTTCTTTGCAAGAATCACGATTATGTTGGCAACAATAGGTATTTAAGCACTACTGTATTTGTGGCCTTGCTCGAAGTTGCAAGGGTGAATCCGGCAAGTAGATTCTTGATGTTCCACTCCGTAGATAATTATCAGAAGTTTTGTGGAGGGTGGAATTAATGGATATAGCGGTAATTATTGCAGTCGCAAGTTTTGCAATAACTCTAATAATACAAGTTTTTTCTGCCGGCATTTTTATTGGTGGACTGATTTTTAGTATCAAATTTATTGAAAAACAAATCAAAAGACTAGAGGAAAAACAGGATAAACATAATTGTTTAATTGAAAGAATGGCTGTTGTCGAACAGTCTACAAAATCGGCTCATCATAGGCTTGATACGGCCGAGGAAAGAGGTACTATATGAAAAGAATAATTCTTCATTGGACTGCTGGCGGTGGAGTTCCAACAACTTACGAAAAAGAGCGTTACCATTATTTAATAGATAGTTTAGGTAAAGTTCATCTTGGTAAATTCAAGCCAGAGGATAATGAAAATTGCAAAGATGGTATGTATGCTCATCATTGCGGAGGCGGAAACACGGGAGCAATCGGGGTATCAATGTGTGCAATGGCTAATTTTAAAAGCAAACTTGACCAAGGTGGATTTCCAATCACGAAAATTCAATTTGAATCCTGTATGAAACTTTGTGCAGAACTTGCAAAAAAATACAAAATTGCAATCACTCCGGATTCAATAATGACACATTATGAATTTGGAGAAAAACACCCTGACACAACAAGTCACGGAAAAATTGATATTGTATTTCTTCCACCTTTTCCAAGTATCACAAAAGATGCTATCGGAAACTTTATAAGAAGTAAAATTCGTTGGTACGAAAAACAAACTGCTTGAGTTGCTATTTGCTAGTGTAGACGGTCAAAATTTTGGCCGTTTTTTTTATGCAATTTTTTTAAATCTTTCCAGTAAAAAGAATGTTTTATTATATTCTTTCATTGTTATGAATCTTAAAATATTCGCTGCGAAAAGTTCGACAGTAGCCTCACTAGTCCCGCCATTTTTCAAATTAGGACAATTCAATAGATTATCAAAGACCGAATGTAGCTCTACGCTTAACTTTCGGTCTTTGTATATTAAGTTCGATACAACGATATTTGTAATAAATCTTTTGTCCTCAGCGTTTCCCCCAATAAAGGCATTATGAGCGTCTTTGCAGAACTTTAATAAAAGTTCGCTCGAACTATAAAATTTACTATCAAATTCATTCATTTTTTTTAGTTGATTATAAAGTTCATCTTTTTGGGCATGCCATGCTCGATTCTGAGCCATCCAAAAATCTTCGGGTATCTTTCCATCTACCTTGTCTATGTAAGCTTGTCCAATCCGTTTCTGAATGGTCTCAATTTGTTTGTTTATTGTTTCAGTTGTATCAAGATTATAATCATTCTTTTTTGAGTGAATTTCTCTAATCGCATCAAGAACATCTAAAACAAATTCTTCATTAAAAGAATCCGTTAATATTTTTAATATTTCTGCAATGGATTTATCAATTGTATTTTGATTTACGTAAGATTCTTTTTTGCAGCCCTTTTTGTAATAATCATTGCAGCGATAATAAACATATTTTTTCTTTTTTAGTTCCGCAGTCAATTTACCACCGCACACACCGCAAGTTATGGAGTTTGAATAAGGGAACTCGACACTATGAGACCTTGCCCTTGTTTGAGTGCCTAAACGCTCTTGTATGAGGTCAAATGTATCATTATCAATTAAGCGTGGGTGTTGAGCCTTTTCACAAATATATCCTCGGTACTCAAACTTGCCAAGATAAAAGATATTTTTAAACATTCTCTCAATAGTCGCTTTTGAAAATTTATTTCCTCTTGGGGTTCTAAAACCTTCTTTGAATAAAATACTATTTATTCTTAAAGCTGAATAATCACCGGTCGCGTAAAGTTCAAAAGCTTTCTTTACAAAGGGCGAACGCTCTTCATCTTCAACAATGATATGTTTTCCATAATTATCAATAATATTTTTATATCCAACCGGTGCTTTACTTGGATAAATACCTTCAAGTGCCTTTTCGTCTTGGCCTTTAATGACTTCCTCTGACAAATTATCTACATAGTTTTTAGCCATCAAAACTTTTATACCGTGCATAAATTTTTCGTGACTTGAGGATTTATCTGAAATGATTGTATTTTCTTTTATTAGATGAACCTCTAAGCCCTCGAATTCATCAAGGGTCACATAATCAGTCAAGTTTCTATAAATACGGTCGGTTTTTTCAGCAAGAATAATTCTAATATCGGGATTCTTTTTTAAATATTTAACCATTTCATTAAATTGTTTACGTCCGGCTTTTTTTGCCGTCTCGGCCTCGAAAAATTCAGCAACAATTACTAAATTGTTGCTTACCGAATAATTATTATTTAACTTTTTTTGAGCAGGGATTGAGTAACCGCTTTCTTGCCTTGTTGAAGATACTCTTCCATAAGATACTGCTTTGAGTTGTAATGAATTTGCCATACTAAAATATTAAATCAAAAATTGGCATAATAGTACAGTCATAAAGTTTTGTAAATTCGTTGCTCTTTGTTAAAGTTCATTTCCATTAACTTATAGACGAATGCAGCAACTCTTTTTGAATCCTCTTTTGGTGAGGATTTTTTTGTTGGTCTAATTATTTCTACTGTTATTTTATCTACTTTAAAATTCACTATTTTATACTTCCTGATATTGGCTCGTTGCGAAAGATTCTAAATCTATTTTGTCTTCCTTCAAGAACTCAGCAAGTTCAATTATTGAATTCTTAAAACAATCTTTATTATTGGTTTGTATCTCAAATTTATAAGTTTTATTCACCATCTACCGCCTTTAACTCCTTAAATCCGGTGATTATATTGCAGCAATCAGCCCAATGTTGCTTTTCGCCTGTTTTTACATTTTGAAAACTTAAAGTTGGGTGTGGGCAATAAGAAATACATTGAAAGATTTCTCCATTATTTATAAAATATTTTCCGCAACTGCTTTGGTCATATTTAGTCATTTGTCTTCTCCAATAAATAATTCTTGTTTTTTAACATTTGCTCTACGTGGTACTTCTGAGACTTATTAACCGATTCTAATTCTTCCATGGTGTGGGGCCTTGATGTCTTTCTAAGACGTGATTCACAATTTCGGCACATATAATATTCACCCAAAATTGAATCATTGGCAGCTATAAAGTATTCACATTCGGAATCAAAACAATTTAAAACTTCTATTACTGGCAATATCTTAAAAGGTTTGGTTTCTTCATCGGATTTATCTGATTCTTCCATCTTATTATTAAGCCATTCCTGCAACACTCCGACAATGGAGAGCAGGAAGAGAAAAAGAAATACTAATCCAAATACTAAAATTGATAAAATAGTTTTCACGGCTGCACCTCAGATTCTTCCTTATAATCTTCAATTGCTTGTTCAACAACATCATTTAGATGCTCTTCAAAGCACGTTATAATTGTGTTTGCGTAGTACATTGTTTTAGATAATTTATCGCCGGTGACGGCCATATAAATACGAGGGAGTTGCTCAAGAATAAATGAAAAATCTGAAAGTTCTTTCATAACTTGCTCTTTGTTCAAAGTTCCATCTTTATTTTCAACAATATTTTGCCAAAATTCTTTGTATTCAGATTTGTAATCATCATTTCTTGCCAATCGGAGACTGCGTTCATCTCTATTGTTTTTGTCTGCAAAAATCAAATCTGATTGCAGTTCTTTGTTTTGTTGCTGCAAGCCGTCATTGTGGGCTTGCAGTTGATTTATTTCATTGATACTCATTGCCTTTTGCATAATTCCCTCCTTAATTCTAGCCGTTTACCGCCGTAGCCAAGCAATCTTTGCAGATATAGTCTCCGGATTTTTTGACTTTTTTAACTTTAATTTCTTTACCCTTTTTATTTTTTTTGGTCTTGGTCTCAGTAGTTTTGATAGCCATTAATGGCGAACGACTACGAAGATAACCATATCCACAATGTAAGCATTTAACCGTGCCGACATTCACAGTTGGGGTTCTTAATTCAGGTTGTTTGTTTTCAGTTTCTTGCATCTTTTTCTCCTTTTTTATGTAAACTCTTAATGATGGGGGCATTCACTCGTATACGGTGTAGTCTAAAATTTACGTCAATTATATTTTGCTATGCACTTCCGCTTTATAATTAGCTATGCAAAAAATATAATGCTAAATTAGGCCGTTGCCCCCACGATAAAAGCTTAGATAGCTAAAATCATTTTTGCCAAAGATTTTGGTTTAATTGTTTCCGCACCATACAAATATAAGCCTCTAACCAAATCAGAGAAACTATCTTTGTCTCTCAGGCTTTCAATTTTTGAAAGTTGAGAGGCAAATGTAATTGCCTCATTTTGCCCTGCAAGCACATAATATTTTCCGGCATCTTCAATTAGATTTGTGCTGACTAAAACGTCCATACCGGCAACACGGCCAATCGCACCGTCTCTCAACTCTTCATCTGCTACATTATAAGAACTAATGAACTCAGGACTTTGTAGCAAATATGATTCAATAGTTGGATTAATTACAACCCAAGGCCTTTGAGTATTTTCGGAATCAATAGCCTTTAACTTTAAAGCAAGTTTTACAAAATTCTCATAAATAGTATTTTTCTCTAAAGTAATAGGTTTTTCTATTGTGCCTACAATATTATTTGAATCTGCAAAATTATGCTGATTTAAAAGATATTCGTCTTGGACTTGCTCAATAGCTTTTTTTGCATTTTGCAAATGGGCTTCCATAATCGCATCATTAGATTGTGCTTGTGCAATATCATTTATCTTAAATGCAAAGATTTTTTTTTGGTCTATAACTAAATCAGAATCCTCCAATAATGTTTTTACAGAATCGCCTTGATATTTTATTCCTCCCTCATAATTCTGATTTACGCATTTACGCATTGTTCCATTTTGCAACATACTTTCAAGTTTTTGCCCCCAAATATCAGGCTGAAATGCGTTGTAATTGTTTTCAGTTTCTTCCATCTTTTTCTCCTTTTGTTTTGTAATAAATGGCGGTTTTAGGGCTACTCCGCCAAGTAGTCAATAAACATGTAAACACGCACCCCTATTTTTCTTCATTTCCTGATTCGTCTTGCTCTTCGGATTCTTCGGGCATAATTTTTTCCAAAATTGCTTGAAGTCTATCATCTTCAAAAAGATTTCCTAAATATGCAGTTTCCTTTAAGGCCTCTTTGTTTTTTGGATAATTTAATAACAATTCTGTATTGCTTGCGGAATGAAAAATTGCAAATTTTTCTGGGTCGTCTTGAGATTCACAAACTAATAAATAATTTTTATCACGTGTTTCAAATAAATCTCCTGTGCATAATTCCCTGCCCTCGAATTCTGCTCCGGTAAGCCTTTTATTTGTGCCGGATTCTTCCTCGAAAAGGCTCAACTGGCATCTTGTTAATTCAATTTTTAATTGAGCAATCCTTGTTTCAATTGCCTCAATCCTATCTTGTTGCGATTGCAAGTAATCTTGAAAAGATGCTATTGCTTTTAAATCCTTAATTTTATCAACCGAATTTTTGTAGCTTTTTGATTTTACACTTGCACAACAATTTTCCGTTAATTCATTTACCGCAAGTTCTAATCCTTCGTGTTCTGCAATTTCTGCAATCTTTACTCGTAGTGGTAGTTCAGCTTGTAAACGATTTATTTCGTTTACGATGTCCTGTTTGTTCATTTTTTTCTCCTTCCGTTTTTTGTAATTCTATTGGTCTAAATATTTCAAATATTTCTTCTGATTCTGATTTAATTATGTATTTATAGGTATTATTGGATTCTTTGAATAATCCGTTAGATTGCCAACTGCAGAGGAGGCAACAAAAAGGACTTGCAACCATATTTCCACACCTAGAGCAGATATAAATCTTGCTTGGATATTTTTTGTTAAATTCTCGTCTTGTTTCAAAAATTTCAACATTCAATCTTTTTTCCTTCTTTAATTTTTTCTGATAAATTAATTACTTTGTTGTTTTCTTTTTGTTCTTTAGTCCTACCCTTGTAGCCCTCAGCCCAATATAAGCAAGTAATTTGTTTTGGTATTCTTTCCACGAATTAATCCTTTGATTTAAAACTTGAACAAATTTTGCGTTCGGTATTTTTATAATGTTGGTCTGAAAAATAACAGTACAAATATTCGCCTTTTTCGTCACAAGCAAGAACACCGTAAGCACACATATAACATTTATTTTCCATCTTTTTTACCTTCCATAAAATTAATATCTATTCCTCTTTTTTCGGCCTGATTCTTGAGCCGGTTGAAATCTTCTTGAAGTTTATCTATTGAGTAACCATTGGATTGATTACGTAAGATTCTATGTGCAACCTTTTGTATATCTGATTTTAATCTATCTTTGTGCATCTTTTCCCCTATTCTTGTATATCCTCGGTGGTTTCTTTTCTGCGGTTCATCTCTTTCAGCAAATCTTCAAATAATTTGTACAAATCATCATCTGAAAGTGTTTTAAAATCTTCCATGTGAATAACCTCTTGGTCTTGATTTGATTCCTTCAAAACTAAGTTCACCTTTAGGAATTGAAATCATTTGTAAACCTTCTTTTGTGTCAATAATTTCAACATATTTTGAAAGTGCTTGCATTGCAGTAAGTGAATAAATAAGATTCTTTTTACGTGCCGGTTCTTCAATAATAATTTTGTCGTCCGGAGCAAGTTTTGAGACAATTTCTAGCGGTAAATGAATTACATTTAGATCGTCGCAATTGAATTTTTTGTACACAATATTATCTTCCATATCGCAATGAATGACCCCAAGATATATTTTGTTTTTCTTGAAGTAATTTGTTGACCTTAAATATATTTTTGCCGATAAAATATCAACTTTGAATGTGAAAACATAATTAGTCTCAAGAATTTTTTTATTAATATCTTCCACAATCGAAAGGTGACGTGGTTTATAATAGACTTGTTCTGCACCGTTGACTATTTTAATTACTTTTTCCATACTTTTCTCCCCGATTTTTCAAAATTGTTTCAACCATTTTTTTAAATTTATCCCTATTTTTTTTAACTTGTTCAAGTTCAGCTTTTAATGAGTGAATATCCTCAAATCTGTTCTTGCCGTCTCCCCAAAAAATGACAAGAGCGAGAGGGTTTTTAAATAATCCTTTTTCACCATCTTTATTGCGGACATAATCCATTGTTTCCGGCAACATAAAAGTGACACCTTCTTTTCTGTTTTTTGTTATCCAACGGAAAATCTGAGTGTTTGGATTTTCTAAAATACATTCTTTCCAAACTTTTGTCTCAGGATGAACCGGAAGAATCGCAAAAGTGGTTTTTCCTTTTAGTTGCTCACACACGGCTTTTCTTATCCAAAAGCGAGAAGGTTTAAAAGGAGGATTTAAAAAGTTTTCGTCCTCCCACTCTTCCGTTAAGCCGTCTTTTTTGCCGTTAATAAAATGTTTTTTCGCCGGAATGTTTTTCTTGGTGCAGCATACATCAAGGCCAAATTTTTCCTTACCTATTAATTCAAGAAAAATATTGTAAACCTCCGGAGGTGTCAAATAATCATCACGGATAGAGTTGTAATCGTAAGCCATTAAACACTCCCTCCATCATCTGATTTTTGTTTTTCAACACCAAAGTCAACATCATCAAAACAACCATCATAAGCAGATTCTTGATTGTTTTTGAACGGTTTAAGATATTGGTTATTTCTTTTGTTTACATCAAACAATAATTCTTCCGGAGCAATATGATAAAGTTCAATAAATTTGTCTCTCGGCAATCTGTATTCCGGATTTTCAAGATGTTGGTGAGTTTTTTTACGCATCAAGATTAAGCATTCATCAGTTAAGCTTTGAACATTTTTTGTATTCATCACCCAATCCGTGTAAGGTACACGGTGATGTAATTCCAACTCAAAATGGTTGTAATCATCAATTGATTGGATATAATAAATTTGCTCAAGTTTGCCGTTGTCGTGCAAAAAGAAAATATCAAATTTTTTAATTTCTTCATTCATATACATTTTAGGCTTAGACATTATTCTTCACCTCCGATTATTTTGAAAGATTCTTCTTTTGTAATGCCCCACTTGTCTCTAAACTCTGCAGCTTTTGGGTCATTATTTATCATATCTACGGTTGCATATTTTTTAATATATTCAAGTGCAGATTTTTTATCGCTCACATCTGCTTTATCTTTTTCTAGTTCATTTTGTTTCTTTTGCTCTTCGGCTAAATCCTTTTTCTTTGGGGCAAGGTTGCAGTCTCCACGGTGGAATGAATCCCATTCATCAAGAATTTTCTTTAATGAAGGTTTCTTGTTTCCATCCGGATAATCCCAACCACGTTGAGCGTTTGAAAATATTGTTTGCCAATCTTCAATTGATAATTTATTTGTTGAAGTAATTTCTTCCATTTTTGATTTATTTTCGTTTGAAACAATTTGAGATTTTTTAAATTCTTTGTTGAAAATCGGAATAATTTCTTCGGCCGTAATTTCACTAGGAATTGTTTCATCTTTTGGTGATTCTTCATCATTTTTTGGCGGCGGTGGATTGTCTTTTCCCCAACGCTGACCGGCAGATTTTTTTGCTTTTTTGCTTTTTTCTTCTTGAAGTTTTAAATTTTGGTTTATTCTATTGCTGACAAATTTATTATTTTCGACATAGAACAAGTCTGTATCATAAAGTATATTTTTGAGCAAAGATATTTCAATTTTTAAATCATCTGCGAGGATTTCTATTTGATTTTCTTCAAGGTTATTTTCGTGCAAAAATTCAACTACTGCCCAAAAAATTCCATAACCTTCCCACTTATATTTATAAATAAGTGATTTAATTTTAATATCTCCACGTGTCGCTATATCGTGAGAAAAATATGGTTTACTCATCTTCATTTAAGACCTCCGCAACTTGTACCGGAGGAGTGCCAACAGTTCTGACAAGTTCAAGAACCGCACCTTTCATTCTGCAACTGAAAGATGAAAGGTGAAAAAATTCATCATAAAAGCAACCTTCACAAACGCAACCACGCTTGTAGCATTTTATAGCTGCATCAGTCCATCTTCTTTGAGCAGTTGTTTTATAAATAAAATTTTTATTAGAAATTCTTTCTTTCATTATTAAAATTTCATTCCTTTACGTCTTAAATCTCTTTTTCTAAGAGTATATAATTGCTCTATTCTGCCAAGTCTGATATTCTCTTTGATACTTCTTTGAGCATCAATTCGTGCATAATGTGCAGGGTGGAAATCAAGTGAATCACCAATTCGCATTTCGTGTTGGTCGCAAAGATGATTGAAAATATCATCCTCAAGGAATTGAACTTTTCTTTTAAAACTTTTTGTTTTGAATGTTGGAACTGCAATCACAATTTCTCGTGGTTTGTTTAACCAATTGAAAAATCCTTTTGTTAAATTTTGTTTGTTAGGAAATTTTATAATTTTTGCCATTTGCCCTACTCCTTTTGTATGATTTTCGTATTGTAAATAACGCTATATTACCCAGTTGGGTATTGCGTTATTTTGCTTTTTGTTGTTTAATTAGTGTTAAGAAATTTTATAGGGGGATTGTTAATTAACCAATTAACTTCTCCCTTATTTTGTTTCTAGCCAAGAGTTCATTGCCTCTTGAAAGCAAGAACTTCTAGAGCGGTTTTCATCTTTCGCAACTCTATCAACTTTTTCCCTCATTGAAGGAGGTGTTGAAATAGAATAGTTAACACAAGGTTCATCATCAATTTGTTGTTCTTTCATAATTCCATCTCCCAATCTACTAACAGTTAAGATAAAACAATAATAGCGTAACCTTAAAAATATGTCAACATAAACTGTACATAAATCCCACTTTTATTTACATTTATTTATAAAAAATTCTTACAAGCAAGCAATAATAACAAATCATAGAAAGTAAAGGAAGTATATTGAAAAATATGTCAACAAAAACTGAACAAAAAGTTCTTGATTCTCAAGGGGCAAGACTTCAATATTTTATGGATTTAAAAAGTATTAAATCGCAGCAACAATTAGCGGATAATATTGATGTTTCTAAATCCGCAGTAAATAGAGTAATGACAAATTCAGGTAATTTTAAAATAGAAAACTATATAAAATTATTTGAACTTTATACATTAAGTCCGAATTGGCTTATACTTGGTATAAAACCAATGTATTTAGGCGACAAAGAACCTGCTGCGATTACTAATAGCAGTCAAATTTCACCTGAATTAATAGAGGCGACAAGAAAAATTGCACGAGAAGAATTTAATTCAATGATGAAAGATTTCCAGAAATAATTTCCTGCATTAAATTTTTAGCCTCTAGTGGGAAAACCAATATTAAAGCCGTGTAAATTTTTTCCAGTTTTTCGTTTTTGATGTCTTCCATTTTTTACTCCTGTATGACTATTACATATAGGTTATCGGTTTTGTAGGCCTTTTATTAAAATATGAGGCCATAACGTTTACATAGCTTAACTTTCGAGGATTTATTTTAAGTCAACTAAATGGAATTTTCTGTATTTTCTACTAAAATTGGTAAATGAGTATAAGAAAAACAATAGGCCACAGGATTAGAGACAAAAGAAAAAGCATTGGATTATCACAAGAGAAGATGGCTGCAAGTGTTGGCTTGACCGCCACGGCTCTTAGTTTCATTGAAAATGGCGAAGTCTATATGAAAACGGAAAATCTTTATAAAATCTGTAAAGTTTTGGAAATTAAGATTGTGGAATTGTATGAAGGATATTAACAATTATTCATAAATAGGGGTTTAATTTGATTCAAAATGTGTTATAATGACAAAAAAAGGATTGAATTATGAAGAAAATATTTTGTTTATTATTTATTTTACTTTTTGCTAATTGCGTATCTGCAGAAATGCACAGCTATACAAGAATCGGTGACATAACCTATGGCTCTAATGGTTCTACTTATACAAAAGTGGGCGATATAACCTATGGGCCAAAGGGTTCTACTTATACAAAGGTAGGCGATACAGTTTATGCTTACGAGCCTAATTATTCTCAAAGACTGAATAGCAATAATAGCAATAGTCAAAATTCAAGATGTACAAGAATTCAAGGGCAATATTATTGTCATTAAATTTTAAATACTAAAAATATATTTTGCAAAAGAGAAGATAAAAAAATATCCTCTCTTTTTTTATGTTCGCAATGCGACTGAAATTTTTTAGCAATGCGACATTGAAATAATAAAAATGCGAACGCAATGCGATTGCAATGCGAACGCATACCGAACGCATTGCGTTCGCATTTTCTTTAGCAATGCGACTAAAAAATAAACGCAATGCGAAGATTTTTCTTTCGCAATGCTATAAAGTAAATTAAATTAAAGTAAATTAAATTAAATAATAAATATACTAACGTATATTTATTACGGCGGAAAAATAAAAACCTCTTCTTTCTTTCAAGGTGTGGGATTCGGGGGCTTGTTGAAATGGTTTTAAATCGTTCAGTTTTTAAGAAAGCCTGTTAAATAGCGACTTTCAAGGTGTTGGGGATTTATTCCGAAAAATTAAGAAATGTAAACATGGATTTTTTCTAGTAATCTTCTATATTTGCCCCTAATTTCTAAAAAGCTGATTATTAACTGTTAGTGCGGATTTAAAAAGATGCGTTTATGCTTATTCTTGTGATTCGGTTCAAGAATCGTTTCACAAGATGTAGATTATGAAATATGATTATCACAGTAGGGATATTGGAGATTGCAGGTAATCAAGGAGTAGTTCTCGGTGTAACATCTAGTATTATGGGGATTTGGAGGAGAGGGAATATGTTAATGCAACATTGCAATACAAAGTTTAAAACAACTGATGTATGGTTTTTAGAAGATTTAAAAAGTGATGATTCAAATAAGAATTTCAAAGAACGTAGGCTTTTAATTGGTACTTGCCCACATTGTGAAAAGGCTTTGGTGTCTCTAGTTGAGACTAGAGTGGCGGATGAGAAGCTTTTTGTTACAACAGTACACGGTAAGAAGGCTGAGAAAATAGCAATGCAAGAAAAGCCTAGAATTGTCTATACAGAAACCGAATACAACTCTGGAAGGTTTAAAAAAAAAGTACAGGGTGGGTCTATGGGATTAATACAGCAATAAAAAACAAAAGCGGTAAAATCACCCAAATAAGACAGTATTCTTGTAGTTGGAATAATAAAAGAGAATTATTAAAGAGAACAAAACTTAAATAATTCTATTTACAATTGTCTCTTAGAGACGCCCTCGGGGGATTTATTCCCCCACTCCTCTAAAAAAACAGTAATCGGAGCATATAATGGAAAGCGAAAACCTGCCTAAACTTACGCTGCAGCAACAAAACTTTCTCTTGTGTTATTTTTCTAATGGAAAGAACGCAAGCGAGGCGTATCGTATTGCCTATAATACAGAGGCTAAAGCCAAAACAGTATGGGAAAATGCTTCAAAACTCCTAAAAAATACCAAGGTTGCACCATGGGTTGAGTACTATGAGACTAATCAACAAGAGACAATCACAGAAGAATTGAATTATTCTGCAAAACAAGCATTTATAGAGCTTGAAGAATTAAAAAGATTTTCTTTAGAAAGTCGTGATAAACAAGGAAATCCGAATGTGAACGCAGCGATCAAAACGGTAGAACTTAAAGGGAAATTGGCAGGATTATTCAAGGATAAGGTTGAAGTTTCCGGCGGTATGAGTTTAGCGAATATATTGGATGATTTGAAATGATAGAAGACAGTTCTATAAACTTTGATATTCAAAAACTGCAAAAACTTAAAGACGATTTGAATTATTATTCACATAATTTTCTTAAAATAAAAACTAAAAATGATGGTTTGCAGCCTTTTTTGTTTACGAACATTCAGCTTGATGCCCATAATCGCATTCAGCAAAGGAAAAGAGAAGGAAAGCCTTGTAAAATAGTCTTTTTAAAGTCTCGACAAGTCGGAATGTCTACGTATACAGAGGCAAGATTCTTTTCAAACATTTCTTTCAGAAGAGCGAAAAACGCTTTCGTGCTTGCAGATAAAGAAAAATCAACGCAAAACATCTTCTCAATGACTAAAAGGTATTATGATAATCTTCCTTTAGCGTTACAAATCCCGACAAAAAAGCTTTCATCTGATGAAATAGTTTTTGAAACTGATTCAAGTTTTCGTGTTGGTACTGCAGGAAGTAAATCAATCGGTCGTTCAATGACAATCAATTACTTCCACGGTTCAGAAGTAGGATTTTGGCAAAATGCTGACGAGATTGTATCGGGTATGTTTCAAACTATTCCTGAATCTATTGAATCAGAAGTTATATTGGAATCTACCGCAAACGGAACTTCCGGAGATGGTGCATTCTTCTACAACATTGTTCAATCAGGATTAGACCCAAAATCGGATTATATGACGTTATTTTATCCTTGGTTTATGCAGAATGAGTATAAAAGAGCGATTATCGAACCTATTTCTTGGACTGATGAAGAAATTGAACTCAAGCGAATTTATAATTTGACTGATGAACAATTAGCTTGGCGGAGAGCGAAAATTGGGAATGAATTTAAAGGTCGTGAAAAATTATTCAAACAAGAATATCCTTCAAGTATTCAAGAGGCTTTCATAACAACTTCTAATGCCCTGATTCCATTGAATTACATTGAATTAGCAAGAACAAGATTTATAAATTCATCAAATGCTCCTATTGTAATAGGTGTTGACCCTGCAAGACAAGGCGATAGAACCGTTATTACAATTCGACAAGGTAGAGTTTTATTAAAGCATTACAGATTTGATGAAATGAATGAAGTTAGACTTGCCGGTATTATTGCAAAATTAGTTAATACAATCAAGCCGGCTAGGGTGTTTATTGATTATGGACACGGTACAGGAACATACGACATTTTATGTTCAAACGGATTGGCTCATCTAGTAGAATTGGTACAATTTGGCTCATCAGCTTATGATTCAAATAAATATGCAAATAAACGTGCTGAGATGTTTGATAGTATGCGTGATTGGTTTATGCAAGATGGCGGAGTTTACGTTCGTGACCAAGAGCATATTACTGAATTTGTAAGAGATGTAAGCCTTATACCGGATTTAAAAATATCAGATTCAAGTGGTAAATTCTCTCTTGAGAAAAAATCCTTGATTGTAAAAGGTACAGAAATATCTTCAACTGATTTTGCGGATTCATTGGCATTAACCTTTGCAAGTCCGATACCTTTTACAAATTCAGAGTTTTCAAGTGAAATACAAGTTGTAAATCACAATTGGCAACAAATAAAATAAGGAGAAAATTATGTTACCTTTCGCATTACCATTTTTACCAATGTTATTAGGATTAGGTGGGGCATTAGCTTATGGAGAGTGGCAAAGAAAACGTGGACAAGATTCCTCAAGTTCAACTCCGGCTGCAACAACTGATGATGCAAAAACAAAAATACAAACTGTTTACAATTACAACAGAATGAATGATTCAACGGTTGGTAGAAGTTTGTTCAATAGTCCTACGGCAAGTACTACAGGAAGTCCGACAGACCCAACACTTGCCAACAAGAAAAGAATGTTATTTCAATAAAGGAGAATAAATTATGTGTTTTGGAAAAACAAACAACTCTTCGGATAATTCAGCTGCTGCAGTAACTTCTGTAAAAGATGAAACCGCAGCTAAAAAGCAAAGACTTTTGTTTACATCAGGTGAAAGTAATGGTGATGAAATTAAAGCATCTCAAGGGGCATCAATCAGAAAAGTATTTGGAAATTAATGTTACACCGGACGGAAAAGGATATTAAGAACATTCAATACATTTTAGATAATCTTAGGCCTGATGATGTTGTAGAAATGAAAACCGAATACGGAGAAAATTGGCGAATCGTAGTCGAAGAATATTCAAAGATTTATGATTTAAAGATTGCCTGTGATGAAAACGGAAAACCTATTTGTATGAGTGGAGTTGTTCCGGAAGAAAACAATATTGGAATAGTTTGGTTATTGACTACAAAAGAAATTGAAAATCATTATCAATCATTCTTGAATGAAGCCAAAACAGAGATTGATATGTGGTCTAAAGAATATGAAGTTCTTTGTAATGTAGTTCACAAGCGAAATAAGAAAGCTATTAGATGGCTTAAATGGCTTGGATTTAAGTTTGACAATCCGTTGAATATTCAACATAAAGATTCACTATTTTTTTATAAAGGAATTATAAATGAGTAATACAGAAGAAAAACTGGTTATAGAGCGTTATACAGAGTTGAAAACACGTCGTGCAAAGTTTGTACCTCGTTGGAAAGATATTCAGAATTATGTTGCTATAACAAATGATATAAATGTTGATTTTGAAGACAATAGAACCGGTTCAGAGCAAAAAGATGTTTTCATCAATGACCCTACCGCTTTTATTTCAACGAATCAAGCCGGAGATTATCTTGCAGGGATTCTTTGGAATAGTGGAATAATTACGCTTGAACCTTCAACTTATGTCAAGAAAAATTCAACAGAGGATTTGAGCGAATTTTATAAAAATGCATCAAACATCACTCAAGAACAAATTGATTCTTCTGATGCAGGATTTCAGGCTATTTTAAAATCATATTGTTATGACCAATTCTCTTTTGCAACCTCTGGAATAGGTGCATTTAGAAGTAAGGAATTCGACAACGGACAATCCGAATGCTGCCTTACTTTTAAGCCTTACGGTGTATGGAATAGCTGCATTGATGAAGGAAGTAGTAATAAAGTAAATGTTATCTACACCGTCTATAATTGGAGATTGAATAAAATTGTTGATGAATTCTGTTATAACAAAGACGGAGAACTTGATGAAACGATTATTGCTAAACTTCCGGAAGAGTTAAAACAAGCTTATGATGCGAAAGATTATAATAAAAAGTTTAAACTTGTATATGGGATTTTGCCTCACGACCATTATCAAATGGGCAAACGTGGAGTAAAAGGAGCAAGATATAAGGGCTTTTGGTTCTTGGAAGGTTCTAAACAAGTATTTAATGTTGATTATTACAAAGAATTGCCGATTGCAGTATGCCGTGCTATTCGTGTAAACAATCAGGAATATGGTGAAAGTTCAGGAAGTTTAGCGATTTCATCAATCAAAATGCTTAATTATATTACTGGAAACGCAGTTGACAACATAGATAAAACAACAAATTTACCTCTAGGAGTTGTTTCAGGCTCTTTGGTAAATGGAAACACTATAAATACATCAGCAAATAAAGTTACTCAGTTTAATGCTAAAGCAATGGGTGATGGTAAAAGTCCAGTATTCCCGATTGCTACAGTCGGAGATATTTCAGGGTTAGTTAATTTCTTAATTCCAAAAGCTGAAAAAGATATTGTAAATGTATTCAAGATTGACCAATTGCTAGATTCTAATAGTGCTACATCAATGACTGCAACTGAGAGTTCTTACAGAATGTCAATCAGAGGCAAATCAACATCAGGGCTTATTTCTCAACAAAAAACTGAGTTACTTGAGCCTTTGACACATAGAGATATTTCAATCATTCAAGATTGTAAATTATACGGATATATTCTTGACGAACTTCCGGAAACAACGGAAGAGGAAATTGCATTTAAGAAAAAGGTTATAGAGGATAAAGAATTTATCCCTGAGCCTGTTGTTAAAGCAATGAGAGATGGAAAGCGTTGGTATAAATTAAGATTCAACGGTGAATTAGAAAAACTTGCGAACTCTGAATTATATGATGCACTTGCAAGATTTCTACAACTTGCTCAAGCAGTCTTTGGCATTGTTCCAGAAACTGTTATGGCAATGAAAGGGTATGAACTATTAAAGCTAATAAAAGATATATCAAATCTTAATAACGATAATTTGATGTTGAGCGAAACCGAGTTCAAAAATGCTCTTAAGGCCAAAGCGGAAATAGAACAAAAGCAGATGGATATTCAAAGTGCAATGGCACAATCACAGATAGTAAAAAACACGGCAACGGCACAAAAAGATGGAGCGATGGCAGATGCAACACAATCAAACTCAAACGGATATAGTCAACAGTAGAAAAGAAGAACAACAAGCAATTCAAAAACAACGAGAAGAAAAAATATTGTTTGTTTGTTCAAAACAATTTTCAGGTGTAAATGGAATCTACTTAGGTAAATTCTTGGCCGAGATTTGTTTATGGGCAAAGTATGAAGAGGGAGATATTAATGTTGACCCTCAATCAGTTGTTTATGAAAAAGCAAGAAGAGACGTTTGGAAAATATTAAGAAAATTCATACCGGCTAAAACATTAGCTGATATTGAGATATTCGATAACTAGAAGGAGAAGAAAAATGGACAACGACAACGAAAATTTAGGCGGTGAAAGCCTAGAGGCTGAAAGCTCAGGTGGTGAGAATTCAGGAAGTGAATCAGGACAACAACAATCCGAATCAAATCAAGAATTTGCGATTCCTCAAGAGTATGCAGAAAAAGGATGGGCAAAGAATTTTGAGGGAAAACAAGGTGGTGAATTAGCAAGTGAAGTTTTTAAAAGCTTTGACAACTCACAATCTTTGGTAGGTAAAAAAGTTGAAGAGTATCTTGGCTCTGTAGATTTGAAAACTTTGAGCAATTTTGAAGAGATTAAAAGCACTTTAATGTCACAAATCGCTCCGGAATACCAAGTTCCTGAAAATGCAGCGGATTATTCATTAAACGATATTCTGAAAGACGAAGAGGGAAACCAAGCTTTTGAATATCCGGAAGAGGTCTTGAATAGGTTTGCAGAAACTTTTAAAACACGTGGGTTGAATAAAGAACAAGCCCAAGGGGTCTTAAAGGATTATACAGATTTTGAGATGCAAGAATTTCAGAAAATGACAAATACGGAGGATTTAAACAGTAGTCTAAAAACAATGTTCAATGGCAATACTGAGAATCGTACAAAATGCGAAAGTTTAATCAAGGAATTTATTTCTGATGAAGACCAAAAGTTTTTGCAGGATTCAGCCCCGAATAAGATAATTGAAATAATGTACAAGATGTCAAAAGGATTCGCTGAAAAGTATGATTACAAAGAAGGGAACGCCGGCGGAGGCAAAGGGCAAAGTCAATTGGCAATGTCTCAAACTGAAAAAGACCAAAAGTTTGATAAGTTGCATGATGAGTTGATGAGTTTAAATAGCAGACCGCATACTGCTGAGGAAAAAGATTCAATCAGAAAACAAATGATTGAACTTCAAAAATAAAACTTGCGGATTGATTATCGTAAATAAAATTTGACAAATAAGGTAGCTTAACAAAAGGAGAAGAAAATGGTACAAGGATTTTTTAACAGAGGCCAAGATAGCTTTGTAATAGGCGGTGTTGACCTTGCCAAGCAAGAAAATGAAACCCCAAGTGAAGAACAAGGATTCACAGAAGAGGGAGCATTTTTAAAGAATGAAGATTTAACAGAAAATGCACCACAAGATGCAGAAAATGTTGATTCAACTAACGGAGAAATTTCAAAGCTTAGAGAAGTTATTGAAATTGTTAAAGCAAGTGAAAATCAATATTATGCTTTAGCATTGCCAAAACTTCAAGGGGCATTAACTTGTCTTGAGGCTGCAGAGTAATTACAAGCTATATTTTAACTTAGAAGGAGAAGAAAAAATGATAGAAGCACAAGTAGAAGGAATTTATCAAACAGATGTAGGAAGTGGACAAAAACAGTTCACCAACTACAATTTTACAATTGATGTTGCAGGGAATCATCTTGATTTCTTAGATTCACATCTTCAAAAAAGATTTGTTCCGATTAAAATTCGACAACAAAAAGGCAAGCCAATGTTTTCAAGATTAACTAATTACAGATTAGTTAGCTACAAAGTAAACGATAAGCCTTGCGGATTGGATGACAAAGATATTTTCGAAATGAACGAATGGGAGATTCAGCAACTTGCAAGATTCTTCAATTTGTTGGAAATACCTTTGCCTTACACAATTTCTCTTCACGAGTTGAAAGAGAGAGCAGCACTTGAATATCTTAAACACGTTATTAAAGTGCCAATGGAAACAAATGAAGACAAAGATAAATTGGAATTCTTTGTTAAACAGGAAAGTGGCGGTTATGTTGTAAATTTTGAAAATCAAAAATGCAATGTAAAAGCGGTTGAAAGAAATCTTGATGCCTCTATTCCGACACCTTCAAGATTATCTTTAGAGGAGATATTACACAAATCTTCTGTACAAGATAATGCCGGATTCATTCCAAGTGAATCTGAATTGCTTGATATATAAGGGCAGCTTTATTTATTTAAAGTCCTTCAAATCAGGAAAAACCGAAAACCTCTTATAGAGATAATTTTCAAAAGTTATTGTTACATTAAAGAAAAAGGAGAAACACAATGGGAGCAACACTAAACCCTTCAATTGAACAAGCTTATTTGCAGACTTTTGAGAAAAATTTCTACAAATTGGCACAACAACAAGACACATTACTTTTAAAAACTCCGGCGATCAAATTTATGGACATTAAAGGTATTTCGAATGTGTCAAGATTGGGCAAAACAGAACTTGGCGAAGTAACAGGACAAAGAAACCCTGAGAAACAATATTCTGAAATGTCTAATGACAACAGAAAATCGAAAGCAAGAAGATTTACAAAAACCTTTGTAGTAGATTCTTACGACAAGGCGGTAAATCTAATTACTGACCCTACTGGTGATTTGTTCACGCTTTTACAACAAGCAAAAAACAGAACGACCGATAGAGTTATTGTTGATGCTGCGGTTGGTAATGTTGTAATCGGAAGACCTGATGAGGCCGGAACAACTAAAACTGCTGCTGAGGATGGAGTAATTACGATTGTTGGTACATCAAGTTTCAACTATCAACAAGTTATTGCACCGGCAATCAGAAATTTCACTAATAATGAAATTGATGCACAAAGTGGAGTAACACTTGCTCTTACCGGTTCAGAAAAAGAATCGCTTATGAATGATGATAAATACATTCATGCGTTCTATTCTAACGGTGGGGTGATTGATAAAGGCGATATTAAAAAAGCATCAAACTTTGATATTATCGCTTTTGCAGGAACTGATAATGGAGTTATTACAGTTAATAACCCTATTCTTCCTGAACTTGCTAACGGAACACGTCAAAACTTGATTCTAGCACCTCAATCAATCGGCTTTGCAATGGAAGTTGGAAGATTGGATTGTGAAAAATCTAGTAAGTATGTAAATTCTTGGGAAGTTACTATTGATGTATGGTTCAAGGCTTTACGTTTAGAAGGTGGAAAAGTACAAATTGTAACTTCTACAATCTAGTGATTTGGGCTGATTCTTTCAGCCCTTTTCAAAACTCAACCGTATTTACTTAATTAAAAAAAGGAGATTTTAAAATGGCTACAAAATATACTGTAGAATCAACAAGCTTGAAAAATGCTTACCTAGCCGGAGCAACTATTAAAAAAGCTTATGGGAAAATTGTTACTGATGCAGTAACGGCCATAGGTGATTTATTGGTTATGGCTCAAGGTATCGCTGCTAATTCAATTATTCATTCAATAAAAATGACTAATACTGCAGCCGGTACAGGATTACTTGCTGATGTTGATGTTGTTATTAGAAAAGCTAATTTAGCTAAACCATTGGCTACTGAGGTGCAATTGGCTGATGCTTTGAACCTTGAGGCTGCACTTGTGGCAAAAGAAGTTCTTGGCTCAGGTGTTGCCGGCTTTGACAGAACTAAATCACTCGCTGGTTTATGTTCTCTAGGGGATGATAGTTTAGGTGATGGTGTGGCTCTTTGCATTCTTGTAAATGATGCCGGCACAGCAGCAACGACTATTAACTATGAAATTGAATATTCTTCTCCTCAATAGTTGAATATCAATGAGGCAGGGGGAAGAAATTCCCCTTGTTTTCCTTACAAAAAGCAGAGGTAAATTATGGTAAATTCAGCAGTAGAAATATGTAATCTAGCATTAGATTTAATAGGAACAAAAGGCATTGTAAACATTGAAGACACGGCCGATAAGACGGCAAAACTTTGTTTACGTTGGTATGATGTCTCAAGGCGTAGTTTATTGAAAGATATAAACGCATCTTTTGCTATTAAAAGAGCAGCATTAGCGGAAGTAGCAGATTATGAATCTGTTTATGGATATGAAAATGCGTTCGCACTTCCTGCGGATTGTTTAAAAGTTTTAAATATCGAAGACCCTATGTTGATTGAAAGATATCAAATTGAGGGCAATAATTATTTATTTTGCAACTATAAAGGACTTGTTCATATTCGGTACACTTTTGATTGTACTGATGTTTCAACTTATGATGATGAATTTATAGAACTGTTTGCTTTGAAACTGGCAAGCAATATTTGCGTGCCTTTAACTCAGGATAGAGAAAAGCAAACATATTTCTTATCTTTGTTGAAAAGTAAATATGTTGAAACATCAACAAAATATGGGGATGATAACAAAGTGATTCTTGTTAGTCAACCTCGATTCAGAGATGCTAAAAATGGTGAGTATGGAGAATACATAAGATGAGAACAAGTATTCCTATAAATAATTTTGCTCACGGTCAAATTGATAGAGATTTAAAAGGCCGTTTTGATTTACCACTAACTCAGAACGGACTTGAACTCATACGCAATTTCTACCCTACAATCAAGGGTAATGTTATGTATAGAACAGGGTTTGAGTTTTTAAATGAAATAGGATATTCGGCTTTATATGAATTTAAGTTCAATGAAGAGCAATCCTATTTGTTGGTCTTTACTCCTTTGGTTATAAAATTTTATTCTTATGATTCAACCGGAGAATTTATTCAAGTTTTAAATCCTTCCAATACACCTTTGGAAGTTGCCCATAATTGGGGTACAGAAGTATTCAATCTTGATATGGACCAAAATGGAGATGTTTTATACATCACTCACAAAAAATCTAAATATTTGGAATATAAATTGACTAGAACCGCAAGTAATGCCTTTAATCTAGCTGCAACGGTTTATACCGGAGCATCTTTTGGTGCTGCTGAAACTGTTGGTCACGGATTCCCCGGATTGGTTAAATTCTATGAAAATAGATTAAATCGGGCACGTTCAAGTAAATATTCAACATATCTTTATGGCTCAAAAGGTGGGGCTTATGACAATTTAACAATTGGAACAAATACAAATGACGGATATCAATTCGACCTTGCAGAGGCTATTTCACCTATTTTATGGTTAATATCTGGGCAAAACTCTTTGATTGCAGGAACTCAAGAAGGTATTATGACAATCAACGGCGGAAGTGTTGATAAAGCGATAACTCCGGATAGTATCTCGGCTAAAATGTCATGTAAAGATGGTTGTTGTGATGTTAAACCAATATCAAAGGATGAATTTGTTTTATATGTTTCTCAGAATCAAAGAGCGATTTATGCTTTCTCCTATGATGTCTTGTACGAATTATTTAAAGCTACAAATCTTTCAAAAGCAAATTATGAAATCACTAAAGGAAATATAAAAAAACTTGCTTACAAAATTGATAGACATAATTTTATTTATGCAATTTGTGGCGGAAAATTACTCAGTATAACTTTCTCTAATGATGAAGGTATAAACGGATGGGCTGTTCACGATACAGACGGAGAGTTTGTTGATATGTGTACAGTAACAAGACCTGATGGAGAGACAGATTTATTTGTAAATATCAAAAGAACCATCAATGGACTTACTAGATATTATCTTGAAAGATTGACTGATTATGTAGAATTTTCACGTTTTGAAGATTTTGTAACTATGGTTGATTCTTCAATGCCTGAGATTGAAAAAAGAGAACAGAAAAAACAAGATAAATGGGCTTTTTATAGAACCATTGCCGAAGAGTTGAAACAATGTGTCCACTTGGATTCATCAATTAGATATGATGGGCTTGAAACAAGTACAATAACTTTTAATTCGGCTAATAATACTATTACTTGTTCTGAATCAATATTTCAAAATTCGGATATTGGAAGACGTATTTGGTATAAAACTTTAACCGGACGTGAGTATGGAATTTTTGATATTGTCGGATTTATTAGTGGCACTCAGGTAACGGTTGATGTAGTGCAAGCACCTACACAAAATTCAATCAATAAATGGTATTTTTCCGCAACTATATTTTCAGGACTTACGCACCTCGAAGGAGAAACTGTCGGAGTAGTCGGGAATGGCGGTTATTTAGGTGATTTTGTGGTATCAGGCGGAAAAGTAGATATTTCTTCTGCCAATGTAAACAAGGTAGGTTCTGCGGTCATTGGTTTAAAATACACAGGATTATTGAAAAGTTGCAATTTGGGCTTGGCAGTTCAGGAGACACAAACTCACACAACACCTAAGAATCTTTATAAAATGGTATTGAGGTTGAACTTTTCAGCCGGTGGAAAATTCGGTGATGACCTTTACGATTTAGTCGATATTCAAGATTTTAACCCTGATGGATTGTATAACATTCCGCCTTTACCTATGGATGGAGATGTTGAGATACCTTATAGCGGTGAATTTGATAAAGATAAACATTATTTCATAGTTCAAGATTCGCCTCTTCCGTTCCAAATGGCAATGGCAGTTCCGTATTATAAACATGTAACAAACACTTAAAAGGAGATAATAATGCTACCACTATTACCAATCATAATGGCAGTTGCAAGCTTAGGACTTGGAGTTGCACAAGGAATATCATCAGTTAGTCAATCCAATGAGCAAGCAGATGCAGTTGAGGCACAAAATGCTGCTGCGGTAACTGAAAGAGCAAGACAAGCAAAGAAATTAATATCTCAACAAAAAACTTCTTTCTTGAAATCCGGAGTTTATTTTGATGGAACTCCTCAGGCTATATTTGATGAAACATATCAAACGGCTGCTAAAGATATTCAGGCAATGGATAATGACAGTAATAACAAGCAAGCCTTGTTGAAACGACAAGGAAAGACGGCTTTTTATTCCTCATTGTTGAATGGAACATTGGGTGCTGCAACATCATTTGTGGGGCTTGGTGGAACCGGAAGTGCATTGTCAAGTGCTGCAAGTTCTGTTAGTGGCAAAGTAATGGGTACAGAGACCGGCAATAATATTTATAATTATATTCAAAAAGTTAAAGGTTTGAATGTTGGCGGATTTAACGGTGGTAGTAGCGGAATATTGAACGCATAGGAGATTTTTATAATGCAAGTACAAAGAGGTGATGATAGACAATATTTTGAAAGTTTTGAGCCTAAAAATGATGGTGGAGCAAATTTTAATATTACGTCTCAGGCTTTAGGCTCAGGACTTGATATTGCTCAGCAAGCACAGAAAACAAAGCTTGCAAGCTTTCAGGTTGAGGCTAATACCAAAGCTATGAGATTAAGTGATGAAATAAATACAAAATATCAGGCTGACCCGACAAGCCAAGAAAGAGAGAAAGAATTCTCTGAAGGATTAAAGGGAATATTTGCAGGGTATGAAGTGCCTCAAATCTCCAAAGGTGATTGGGATGGGATTACTCAGGGCATACAAAATAATTATAAAACATACAATGACGAATGGAGTATGAAACAACAAAAAACAAATACTCAAGTTGATTTAAAAAATACTTATTCTCAATTGATAAATAATGCAGCTGAATATGGGGCTAATGGTTCAGACTTGGGCAAGGTAAAATTAGAATTTGCAAATGGACTTGATGCTTTAAAAAGTTCAGGAAATGCAGTTCTTGGCGAAGTTGTTACAGGCGAATATTTAAAAGATGCTACGCACGATTTTATGACCTCTTATGTTGCCGGTATAATTGATAAAAACCCTGCAATGGCACTTCATTTATTAAAAGATAAAGGTGTATTGGATGATATAGACAATCAAGAAACAATTGAAAAATTAAGACAATCTGCCGGCGTAAAAATGCAACAATTTAATCAAGATTTTGCGGTGCAAAAAGTCTCTGACCTTATAGTGCAAAAAGGCGATATGGGTATAAAAATAATGGAAGGAACATTGTCAACTGCAGAACTGCAACAAGTAACGCAAAATCTTAAACCAAATGAAAGAGATTTGATTTTTAAGATGGCCGGATATGGAACTGGTCAAAAATTTAGTGTCGATAGAGAAACCGGAGAAATCCAATATCCCGAAGTAGAAGAACCGGCAACTGATGCAGATTATAACGACCCTTACAATTTTCTTTCAGTTGGTGATAAAACGTGGACTTTTGTTGATGATAAAGGCAAAAGAAGAAATCCTAATGCAATTGAACAATCCGAAATGACAACAGAATTATTTGTTGCCGGCTCAAGACTTCTCAACTCAGTAGATGGTGCAACACCTCAAGAAAGCTTACAAAAGGTTGCGGAGTATCAAAATACCTTAAATAAAGCAACTCTATTTGGACTTAATAAAGAAGATTATCAAAAGATGATGAATGATTTTGTTCTTCCGGCTACAAAAGGAGTACAAGCAGATGCGAAGAATTATAAGGCAGGCGGTGCTTGGTTTGGAACTGGAGATAAATATGGATATGATGCAATAAGCAATTTCTTTACTCCGGCAAAAGATGCAAAAGAGGGTGATATAAAAAATCTTTCAAGACAAGAACAACTTGCAGGGTCTTATTATTGGGCAGGACTTCAAAGACAGGCACAACAAAGGGGAATGTCTATTGAGGGTTTAAAAAAGATGAGCAAAGATGAGCAAAGAAAAATTTATCATCAAGAGGCTCAAAGAGCGATTGAACAAGCAAAATCAACAACTGATAGTCCTCAAACTTGGTTCAAGCAATTAGAGCCAAATTATGTTTATGGAATAAGTCAAATGTTGCCAAGCCATAACGCAGATAGTGTTATAAATAGAGTTTCTTCAAAGATTCTTGCATTGCCAAGTGGAGCGAGCAGAGAAGAAATTGACAAAATAGTTGAAAAAGAAATCGGCAATGAATACGCAACAATGAGACAACGAAATAGTAGTACCGTTAATACTGCATTGAGAACAAGTAAATATGATTATTTAATTCAAAAACACGCACAGAAAAATGGGGTTGATGCTGATTTTATAAGAACCATTATCAAGCACGAATCTAATTTTAATGCTAATGCTCATTCTCCTGCCGGAGCAATGGGATTGATGCAATTAATGCCCTCTACTGCTGCCAGTATGGGAATAAGTAAACCATTGAATCCTGAACAGAATGTAGATGCCGGAGTGAGGCTTATTACCTCTTTGCTTAAAAGTTATAACGGTGATAAACGATTGGCTCTAGCTGCTTACAATGCCGGCTCAGGTGCAGTAAAAAAATACAAAGGGATTCCTCCTTATGGAGAGACAAGAAATTATGTAAATAACATTATGGCCGATTATGAGGATTTGAAAAAATCAAAGTACCTTCCGGCCGGTTCAACTTCAAAAAAAGTTGTTGCACAAAAAGGACAACCACAACAAGTAGGAAAATGGCAAGTAACAAGAATATAAAAGGAAATTAACGTGGCAAAATTTTTAATAAAATCCCCACAAGGGGTTCAATTCCAAATAGAAAGTGATGGTGATTCCGCACCTACTGAACAAGAATTGAATAAAATATATTCAAGTCAATTGAAAACCAACGGTGTTGAGTACAATCAACCTAGTAATCATAATGAATTGACTTCTTTTGCTAAAGAAAAAATTAAGGCGGAAGACCCTATTCGTGCTAAAAAGTGGGAAAGTATGGGTAAAATTTCACCTTTTCAAGCTGCTCAAGAAACAATTAAAAGTGAAGTGGGCGGATTCTTTAAAAGTTTTTCTGATAATTATATGAAAGCCGTTATGGAAGATTCTAAAATTAACGAAAAAAGACAAGGGGTTGATAGAAATAAACCTCACACACGCTATGAAATAGCCGGAATAGATAGAGCCGGACAACCAATGTATAGAGAAATTGACTTGAGCAAAAAAATAGGATTTATGGAAGGACTGAGAAATGCCCTTGCTTATAATATGCCTTTTATCGGACAAGCTGCAAAAGGGTTGGATGATAAAAAAGAAAGAGAAATTGTTAAAAAAATCAAAAATAACGAAAACGTCGGAGATGATGAAGTTAAATTTTTGAACCATAGAATTGATAAACGCAAGGAATATATCATGCGTGGTGTCGGTATTGACGGACAAATTGGTGAAGGATTGGCTGAAACTGCAAGACTAGGTGGTGAATTATATTTTGGCGGTACTGTGTTTAAAGCATTGGGTGGTGCAAAATTAGCCGGTGCGATTCCATCAAAAGCCGGACAATGGGCGGTTAATACTTTGGGCGGTGGTGCAGTAGCAACACTTGCGAATCCGCAAAGCATCTACGCAAATTTTCAGGAAAGAATGTTGAATAATGAAATGAAAATTACAGATTTAGGAAAAGTGGTTTTTAAGGATTCAGAAGAAAAGCCGGCTACTGCATTTTATAAATCTTTGTTTGGTGCATTTTTAAGTAATGCAACTGAAATTGGCGGCGGTCAATTGTTAGATTCAACCTTTGGACTTACCGGAAAAGTTGCAAGTAATTTAATGAAAAAGAATCCGGCATTGAAAAAACTTATTGAAAAATCTTCAACTCAATTTGCTAAATATTATGAGAAGGTCAATAATCTTCCGGTAGTCGGAAAGAGTGCGGATTGGCTTTCCAAAAGAGTACACTTTGACGGATTGCTTGAAGAAATGGGAGAGGAAAGTTTAGAAGACATTTTGCATTTAACTTTTGGAATCAATAATGAAGATAGAAGTTTAGAAAATTATACAAAAGCAGCTTTTAAATCTCCGGAAGAATGGGCTGTTATTGCAGGAACAATTGCAATGTACGGCGGTGGTGTGTCTATGACAAGCCATCTTTTGAATGCAAGACTTCAAGAAACAAATTTGAATCAAGAACAAATTGACGAGATTTTACATACTTCATCAGAATCTGAGAAGGTCGATTTGCTTGAAGATATGATTCAAACAAACGGTGTAACAATTAAAGGTAGTATAGAATACAACGCTTTAAGGCATCAATTAGTTAGTGCCGGCAGAACAGATGAACAAGCTGAAACTGAAATTCAAGCGTTAAATAGGATTGATAAAGTTCTTTTGGATAAATACAATCAAGATGGCGAGGCTGAGACATTAATTAAAAAAAGAAATTTAAAGGCCTTGAGTATAAATAATAAAATCCAACAAAAGCGTGAAGAAAATTTTGTTAGTGAAAATATGGGCGGACGTGAACGTCAAACATTTAGACCGGAAGAATTAAATACTGATGCTAAAGCTTTTCAATATAAAGAAAATTCTGATAGTGAAGGTGTCACCGATAGATTAGAAGGGATTGAGGAATTTGACCCTTTATTTGCCGGAGATGTTATTGTTTATGAAACAAAAGATGGAGAAAAATATATTGCAGACGGACATCAACGGCTTGGGCTTGCTAAAAGACTTGAAGACCCGAATATTAAATTAAGCGGTTATGTCTTCAAGGAATCTGATGGATTCACTCCGGAGAAAGTAAGAGTTCTTGCAGCACAAAAAAACATTGCGGAAGGTTCAGGAACTGCGATTGATACCGCTAAAATCATAAAAGAAATAGGAGTTGAAAACATTCCTAAGTCTTTACCAAAGAATTCCGCATTGGTGAGAAATGGAATTTCACTTGCACGTTTTGGAGATGAGGCTTTTCAAAAAGTTATCAATGGTGATGTTACTCCTCAACAAGGTGCGGTGATAGCTGACGTTATAAGAAATGATGAAGTTAAGCAATCCGTTTGTATTGATGGAGTTAAAAAGGCAAGATTTGAGAATCTTGAGCAAGTCGCATTATTTGCTCAGGAGGTTTTGAGTGCCGATACAACGCAAAGTGAGCAGACAAATTTATTCGGAACTGAAACAATTTTTGAGACCACGGCGATCGAAAAAATACAAATTGTTGACAGAGCAACAAAATTATTAAAACAAGATAAAAAAATCTTTACCGGATTATTGAGAAATAAAGCAAAGATTGAAAGTATAGGAGAAAACGAACTTGATTCAAAAACGAATGAAGAGGTCAAACTTGATGCAGATAAAGCAATTACAATTATACAAAAATTGTCTTGTATGCGTGGAGAAATATCAGATAAAGCCAATAAACTTGCCAAAGAATATAAAGATGGAAAAATAACTTTTAATCACGCAGTTATGCAATTTAGAGACTATGCACAATCAAAGGAAGTCTTGGAAAGTATCTTTGGCCAAAAAACCCAAGAAAACAATCTTGGTAAAGAAATTGAATCACAAGAAGTTAAAACTGTGCAAGAAATTGAGCAGGATGAGGATTTGGAGAGTGATGGGATTGATGAGGCTCTTGGATTAAAAAAACTCCCCTTAAAAGGTTTTGAAAAAGAATCTGAAAAAACCGCAAAAAAAGAACAAGATGAAATTTCAAAAAAAGAATCACGTGAAAAAAACTCAACAACTGCAGATGGATTTCAAAATGCTATGTTTAATATTGAACAGTTTAAAGATGGTCAATCAATGCTTTTTGATACTTCTGATATGAAGAATGCCGTCTCTTATTCTCAATCAAGTAAAGACGAATTCAAGGAAGATTCCAGAGCCTTTATTCAATTCAGAAATGATGAAACCATTATAGGACTTCTTGAAGGCCATGACGCTTCGTCCGTAGTACACGAATTAGCACACCTTTACTTGCACGACATACAAGAACTCGCAAAAACAAACAAACGTGCAGCCAAGGACTTACAGGAGGTCTATGAATGGCTTGGTAGAGACTTACATAAAGAATATACAGAAGATGAAGAAAGAGAGTTACACGAGAAGTTTGCACGAGGCTTTGAGGGCTATTTGATGAATGGTCAAGCACCTACGCAACGTATGCAAACACTTTTTGATAAATTTAAAATATTTTTAGAAGATGTTTATAAGCATTTTGAAGAGTTGGGAATAGATTTTTCAGAAGATGTTAAACGTGGATTTGATAGACTTTTTACAACTGATGAAGAATACGAAAAAGAAGTTTTACCAATGTATGAGCAGAATTATGAGATGTTGAGTAGTCTTCGGCCGTCTTTTTGGGAATCCATCCGGAATAATACAAAGAATAATGTTCAAGCAATAAGCCATTGGTGGGATGCCTTGGCGATTCCTATTGATACACGTCTTGGTAAAATTGACCCTAAATTGAAAAACATTATTAAAAAACATACTTTCGATATTATGAATATTAACGCAAAGGATGCCAAGGCAATGACACCCTTTCTTGAAACTGCTCAGAAAATGCAAAGAGAAAACGAAAAGGATTTTAAAATTCTTGACCTTGCATTAAAAAATCGTGATACTTACATGACAAATAAGATTCTTAAAAAATATAATTTATCAAAAGATTTTGAGGCCGTAAAAGATATTTTGGATAGTATCTATAATGAATCAGTAGAAGTCGGTCTTGATTTGGGTTATCTTGAAAATTATTTCCCACGTTTAATTGATAATAATAAATCTGAACAATTCCTTGATTATTTTGAAAAAATGGCACTACAAGAAGAGATTGACATAAGAAATCAGATTATCGACTTCGAAGAGGCACAATATTCGAATGCCATAAAATCATTGAGAGATGCAGACCCTGATGGTTTATGGTCAAGAGAAGACAAGGCAAAATTTTTAAATACTCTCATTAGAGGCTTTGGGAAAAATAATATTATGCTTTCAAGAATAGGGCAATTGAAATTTGAAAGACAAATTGATAAATTAACTCCGGAACTCAACGCTTTTTATAAATCGTTTACTGAGGCTTTGGCATATTATATTCCTTCTGCTCGTAAGAACATTGAGGAAAGAAAATTCTTTGGTGGTGAAAATAAAGAAGTAGGAAAGCTTAGAGGCACAATAAAACAAAAACGCACAACCCTAAAAGAGGTCAAGGAAAGAACTCCAAGCCAAGCAAAATTCAAAGAGGCTACAAGATTAAAGTACGAATTATCAAGTGTTGTTATCAGGCACGAAAACGCTCTTAGGTCTTATAGTAATGGAATTATTGCATCTGAAAATACTCAAAAAAGATTCAGCGGAGTAAAGGATGAGTATGTTCCAAACTTGGAAGAAATGAAAGCTAATATTGACAAGCTAGGAGAGCAAAGAAAGCACCTTGAAGAACAGATTGAATACATAGAAGGTGAAAATCCTCTTACTGTTAAAAATATTGTAATGAGAAGATTGACAGAAGATATAAAAAAAGCGAATGAACAAATAGGACTAATTATCGGTGATGAAAAAAATATTGAAAATAGTATTGGTGCTTTAGTGTCTTCACTTGTTTTCAATGGCGATATTTATGCAAAAGATGAAAAAATAATCAGAGACCTTTTAGTTGCTAGATTTAGCAATGCAAAAGTCAATGGTGCAACCGCCTTTATCCGTGATGTTGGTTATATTGGAACTTTAAATGATATTACAAATGCTGTAACTCAATTTGGAGACCTTGCTTTTTCTGCTTATAAATTCGGCTTATTTGATACAATCGCCGGAGCAAGAAAAGTTGAAGGATTGACCCGTAAAGATTTAGGATTATCAACGATTGCGGAAGAATTTCAGAATCCGGAAGGAACGGCAAAAGCAGTTAATAATATCTTAAAATGGATTGGGCTTGAGGCAATTGACGGATTCGGCAAAAATACGGTTATCAATGCCTCTGTAAATAAAGCAAGAAGACTTGCAAAAAAGGATGATAAAAAATTAAATGAAAAATTGAAATTTATGTTCGGTGATGAGGCAAAACAAGTCAAGCAAGATTTGATTGATGGTAATATTACGGACGGAGTTTTATTTATTGCTTATAGTGACCTTTCAGATATTCAACCTATATCAATTGACCAAATGACAGAAATTTATTCAAAAGGTGGAGTATATAGATTGTTTTATATGCTAAAAACTTATTCAATAAAAGCGGTTGATATTGTTAGAAATGATTGTTTTATGAAAATATCAGAAGGAACAAAAACAAAAAATAAATCACTTATTGGTGAAGGTTTAATGAACTTGGCCAGACTTCAATTTTTTATGCTTATGTTTGGGATTCCAAAAGATATGTTGGTTGATTTTATTTTAAATAGAGAATTCAACCTCCCTGAAAGTGTCATGGATAATTTGATTACTTCTTTGATATTTAACAGATTCGTAAAAAGAACTTTTGAAAAAGAAGGTCTTGGAAGTGCCACATTAAACTATGCAATACCACCATTTTTCAGAATGCTTGACACTTGGACTAAAGACACTATGTCGGTTGTTCAAGGCAAAAAAGATATTAAAGATGCTTATGGATGGGCTTACATTCCATTCGCAGGAAAGCTTTACTACAATTGGCTTGGTGGGTCTAAGCATAAGAGAGTTGAACAATAACAGAAGGAGATTAAAATGACAAATACAGTAGCTTACGCACCAAAAAAGCAAAACGGAAATGGAGTGACAAAAGATGTTTCGTTTGCTTGGAAAATATTTAAAGAAACTGATTTAATAATAATAATTGAAAATGATATTACTAAAGTCCAAAGAACGCTTGAGTTGGGAACTGATTATTCTGTTACTTTTAGCGGTGGAACTGGGGGTAATGTTTCATTAGTTGTTGCACCTCCTACCGGAGAAACAATTATTGTAACTAGAAATACACCTCAAGAACAAGGTTCATCTTATTTAACCTCGCCCGGATTTGATGCAAAAGAAGTTGAAAAATCACTTGATAGAGCAAGCGTTATTGTTCAAGATGTAAATTATTCGCTGAAACGTGCAATAAAAGTTCCAATAGGTTCAGAAGCTTTAAATTTAAGCTTGCCTGCCCCGAATGCCGGTAAAACTCTTAAATGGAATGAGACTGAGGACGGCTTGGTTAATTCAGATGTTAATGTTGATGATATTGATACTGCGGTACAAGAGGCTAAAGACTATGCAGATGCTGCAATAAATTCTGCAAATAGTGCAACGGCATCTGCTGCAAGTGCTGCATCTGGAATTGCAGTTTTTAATACAACCTACGAGGGTGCTTTGCAAGACTTGGTGGATGGAAAAGAAGAGATTGAAACTCAGGCTATTTTATCCTTGAATCAGTTAAGAGATGCAGGGTACGGTTTACCTCCGTCTATCTGCAAAAACCTTATGATTAAAAAAGTTGGGGTTAATGTTTCTTTAAAATGGGAAGATAGTGGAAACACAATTCTTGATGAAAAATATATCTGCACATGGGCAGGAACAAAAATTGTCAAAAGGCTCGGTGGCTATCCTAGAAATGAAACTGACGGAGTTTTGGTTGTTGATAATTTAATAAACAACCAGTATCTAAATTCTGCATATATTGATGTCTTGGCTGATTCAGGTGAGAATTGGTATTATGCTGCATTCCCTTATTCAACAAATGGGGCATATTGTTATAATGCAAAGAATAACTTCACAGAGGCGATTGTTTATGAATTTTGTATCAATCCTAATGATGCAAACCCTATCACGAGGGTAACTCGTCCTGTTGATTCTGTAAACAAGGACTTTGTACATGCGTATATGAATTTTGGCAGCGGTGCATTTAATTATGGAAGTTGGGAACACGCTTTCTTTATGCCTCGCCCTGTAATGGTCAAGTATGATGGAACGGTTGACTATGAACTTTATAAGCAAAATTTCAATTACAAAGCTGACGGTGTTACTCCAAGCGGTATTGCTAATACGGCTTATGGCGGTAATGTTATGATTGCATTCCCTCAAGTTTGGTTTAAATTTGTTATGGATGGAACTCTTCAGCACGTTTATATTGCTAACAAGCAAGTTGATGAAAATTATAAGTGCTATACTCACTACAATAGGCTTGGAACATTGCTTAATGAAATATTTATAAATGCTTATCAACCTTGTAATGTTTCATCAAAATTGAGAAGTCTTTCAGGACAAACAATTTATGTAGGGGCTGCAGGAACAACTGAAATTGCTTATGCTCAAGCAAATGGTGATGGTTGGTATTTGTGGGATTATGCTTTCTTTAATATGATGAATATGTTGCTTGTTTTAATGTGTGGGTCAACAAATATTCAATCAAAATTTGGTGAAGGTCGCTCAAGTGCTGCGAATGCAACAACCGGAGAATGCAACGACAAAGGAATGTTTTACGGCACAAGTGCAAATGGGGCAGTAAAAATATTTGGTATCGAAAATTATTATGGGAATTATTGGAAAAGGACAGCCGGTTGCGTTTATACTGCAGCAGGGATGAAATATAAAATGACTGAATCAACTCTTGACGGCTCAACTGTTGTTGGGTATAACACGGACGGTACAGGCTATTTGACACATCAAGCATTTAGCGGAACAACTGGCGGATATATCTCAGCAGCTTCATTGACTGCAAACGGAATATTCCCAACTGTCGCAAGTGGTTCAAGTTCAACTTACTTCTCAGATGGTCTTTGGTGGGCTGCAGGTGGTTACGCTATTGTCGGCGGTGATTATGCCGACGGTGCTCTTGCCGGTTCGTTCTGTCTGTTTCTGAGCGATGCCGTGTCGACTGCCGGCGCTAACATCGGGGCTTCGCTTTCGTGTAAGCCTCTTTAAGGGGGAGTGGGGGGTTTCCCCCACAAAGCAAAAATTGAATAAATAGGGATATTGAATACGCTCTCGCTATTGTCGGCGGTAATTATGACAACGGTGCTCTTGACGGTTCGTTCTGTCTGAATCTGAACAATGCCGTGTCGAATGCCAACGCTAACATCGGGGCTTCGCATTCTTAAACATTGTCTTTGAAAAATTTCTTAATGTACTCAATATTCCTTGCCACTTGGCAAAAATTAACCGAATAAGAGGTGCGTGCTAGTAGCTTGTTGAACGCTCGCAAGGTGTTTAAGAAAGAATATAATAAATGAAGTCATATAACCATCTTTTTGAAAAGTTGGTGAGTAGTGAGAATATAAGTCTTGCAATCACCAACGCTTCAAGAAGAAAAAGCAAAAGAAAAGATGTTCGTTACATCTTGGAACACAGAGAAGAATTTACAAAGAAAATACAAGATTTACTTATAAGTCAAGAATTTAAACCACAAAAACACAGGCTCGTAAAAATCTATGATAAAAGTTCTAAAAAAGAGAGATACATCATTCAACCTTATTTCCGCATCAATAAGCAGGGAGAGGAAGTCTTTGAACAAATAATCCATCACGCTGTTATTCAGGTGTTAAGCCCTGTTTTTATGCGTGGAATGTATAAATACTCTTGCGGTTCAATTCCTAAGCGTGGAGGGCATTATGGCAAGAAGTATCTTGAAAAATATATCAAAGAACATGATGAGAATGAGATAAAATATTGCTGCAAGTTTGACATTCGACACTATTATTTGACGGTCAACGTGCCCTTGCTGAAAGAAAAGTTTAAGGTAAAAATACACGATGAGAAAATGCTTAAAATCATTTTTGCAATTCTTGATAGTAATATCGCAATGAATAACGGAAAGCTTTTTGACATGGGCTTGCCTATCGGTTTTTATACTTCGCAATGGTTTGCAAATTGGTTTCTTGAAGATTTCGATCACTTCATAAAAGAGGAATTAAAAATCAAATGCTTTGTTCGCTATATTGATGATGTGATTTTATTTAGCCCTAATAAAAGGGATTTGCACAAAAAGCTGAAACGGATTAACAATTTTCTAAAAAATATTAAACTGGAACTTAAAAAGAATTATCAAGTTTTTAAATTTGACTACGGAAACAATAAAGGTCGCCCACTCGATTTTATGGGCTTCAAATTTTATAGAAACCGTACAACGCTGAGAAAATCAATTCTCCACAATGCGGTTAAGAAGGCAAGGAAAATTCAAAAGAAAACAACTCCAACTCATTATGATGCAAGTCAAATACTCAGTTATTTGGGTTGGTTTAAAAGTACAAAAACGTTTGAGTTTTTCAAGCGTACAGTTGCACAAATGATTAATTTAAGAGCGTGTAAGTTACTGATAAGTAGAAAAAGTAAAGGAGAAACAAATGATATTGAATTGGGAAGTTGCGGAAAGCACTGAAAGACCTCTTGAGGTTGATAATATGCTCTCCCCTAGTGGGGTATATCTGAGAAAAGATGTACAGGAAGTCGAAGGAAAATTTCAATATAAAGAAGTTTTTCTAGGGCAAGAATACAA